TTCGAGCTAAGTGATGCGACCAACGTGTATGAGTTTTGGACTAAACTCGCGGTACACGCCGTAATCTGCACCCTCAACTCGAACCCGAAACTCGGTTCGGCCAGGCAAGGCCCGCAGTAGTTCTCGGTCTGACATATCGCGCAGAAGACTCTGGACGTTATAATTGAACATAACGTCACGGACAATCTGGTCAAGATTGTCACTAAGCCACGGAACGTACTTGTAGAAGATCTCCAACCCTTCTACAGAGTCGCCTGCCATGGAGAACATCCGATACAACGAATACCGGGGATCCTTCAATAGCTCCGTGTAGCGTTCTGGAAACGCTAGTCTCACAGCTATGTCGCGCTCGTTTCGGTGTGGTTGTCCACACTTCCACTCATGCCCGAGGAATGGCACACGCTCGCCAAGTCGTACTCTCCTTGACTTGTCGACGCTAAGGATCATGCCAAGATCCAGTGCGGCAGACTCGATGTCTCGGCGATCGAGATACCAGTCCGAAGCGACTACACTATCATCGCCAAGGATGTTCACTTCGTTAGAGCGTGGAGCTCTACCCGTAAGCTTAATCCAAATGTAGTTAACGATGATTAGATTGCAGACGCTGTCCACCAGCGAAGTGAAAGCAGAGCCAGAGGGTACACCCCTGTGTACTTGCCAAATCGATCCATCTGGTAGGACGATGCGCGTGTGTATGAAGTTTTCGACCATGCGGTTCCAGTAATGCGACCACGTGGCATCCAGCTCCATGTGTGACCGGAGGATAGAAAACGCGTCTTCGATGAGTTTCGCGTTAAGTGAAGCGTCGAAGCCTGAAAAATCCAGGCCATAAACGTACCGACGCTTTGACTGCATGTCTACGATTCTCGCACCCACTTGACGGAATGTGGATCGGTACGCGAAACAGTTGCGTGCCTGTACCGTCGAGCTGAGTCCTTTTGCGAGGCATGTATCCAGAACAGTCGCAGCCAGCGGAGCCATCCATACGAGACGACTCTTCGGGCGATCCAGCCCATGACTAGTCCGC